TTAAGTCCTATGCTTGCTTATTCGCAAGGTGGTGCATCTACTCCACAAGGTGCTGCTGCTAAGGTGGATAATGCTCTAGGTAATGCCGTTAATTCTGCTTCTGCTAGTACGCAGACTGGTCTTAACTATATGACTGGCGTACAGCAAGTTAAGAATATGATGTCGCAGGAAGCTAATACTGATGCTTCCACTGCTAATTTAGATGCTGATACTGTTAATAAGATGTTAATGTCTAAGCAGATTCCAGAGCAAACTAAATTAATTTTGGCGCAAACTTATGCGCAAAATGTGGTTTCTCGTATGAATTCTGCTATTGCTCAACGCGAAGAAGCGTTGTATCCGAAGTCTAAAGCTGAGGGTAAGTATTATGATATGTTTGGTATTGCTCCTTATGTCGCTAGAGATGGCGGTGATTTAGTAAAGAGCGCTGCTTCTGCTCTTGGCTCAATTAAACTTGGTCGTGGTATTCCTGTTAAACCTGTGAGGTAATTATGAGTAAGATTGTTATGCCTTTTGTACGTAATCCGTACAATTATGATAGAGATGAAGCGTCTAACGCTTCTGGATTGCTTTGTGAAGACCCAAGTCTTACACAACAGCATATGAAAGACGAATGCGATATTAACGTCATCGTCGAACGTTTTGGCGTTACGGGTCAATTCCCTCAAACGCCTGTATCGCCTACATACGGCGATTTTAGTGGTGTGTCCGACTATCATAGTGCGTTGAATCAAATTAACGCCACTATGGATGATTTTATGGCTTTGCCAGCGCAATTGCGCGTTAGGTTTGACCATGATCCTGTCAAACTATTGGAATTTCTTCAGAATGACCAGAATCGCGATGAAGCGATTCAATTGGGTCTTATTGATGGACAACCAGTGGTTGAACCCATCGTTTCTTCAGAAACACCTAAGGCTGCGGAGTGAAACTTCGCAGCCAGCACAGTTACTCTACTTGATGTAACTGTGCTAGGTGACACCAACTAGCTACTTTAACCTACTACGGAGTGCAATATGTTAAGAAGAAAGTCTGTAAATAAGTATAAATCTGCAAAGTCATTTAGACGTCAGACGACTAAGACGAAGTCTATTAATATGAGAAATGCGCCTATGCGCGGTGGATATCGTTTGTAATAATGGCCTGTTATAAGCCCTTAACGGCTTATCAATGCAGTGACAGGTCTATAATTTGGCGTGAAATACCAGGGGCGGATGTAGTCCGTACCTTATCATTGCCGTGTGGTCAGTGTGTTGGTTGTCGCCTTGAACGCTCACGTCAGTGGGCGATTCGTTGTATGCATGAGGCACAAATGCATACTAGTAATTGTTTTATTACGTTGACATATGCTCCAGAGCATTGTCCTAAGGATATGTCTTTGAATTATGAAGACTATCAGCTTTTTATGAAGCGGTTGCGTAAGCGTTTTACTGGAAAAACGATACGCTTTTATATGGCAGGTGAATATGGTGAATCCTTTGATCGTCCTCATTTCCATGCTTGTTTGTTTGGCATTGATTTTTCGGATAAGAAAGTATTTAAGAGAACGCAGACTGGCTCTATCCTCTATACGTCAGAGATTTTGGAAGAATTGTGGCCGTTTGGCTATTCTACAATTGGTGATGTTAACTTTGAGTCTGCTGCTTATGTTGCAAGATATATTATGAAGAAGATTAATGGGGTTACTGTCAATGAAAACCACGAAGTGGTTGATGCGGGTGCCCATTATCAATATTGTGATTTAAGTACTGGAGAGATTATTCAGCGTAAGCCTGAATTTAATAAAATGTCTCTGAAGCCTGGTATTGGTCAGGCTTGGTTAGATAAGTACATGTCCGATGTTTATACAAAGGACCATGTTGTGGTGCGTGGCAAGAAGTGCCGTCCACCACGTTTTTATGATAATAAGTTTAAAGAAAAATTTCCTGATGAATTTGATATGATACAATTCGCTCGCGAGGTCGAAGGTCGATCCCGCGCGGATGACAATACGCTTGAGCGCCTTGCCGTTAAAGAAAAGGTTGCGTTGGCAAAGTTGTCGCTACTTAAACGTACTATTTAGGAGATTTTTATGAAGATGGTTATCGTTTCTATTAAAGATACTGCTGCAGACGCTTTTGGCCGTCCTGCTTTTGTTGCTACAGAAGGTGTAGCTCTTCGTCAGTTTCAAGACGAAGTTAATCGTTCTGCTGATGACAATCAGCTATATAAGCACCCTCAAGATTTTCATTTGTATTATTTAGGTATGTTTGATGATATTACTGGCAAGTTTGAACTTATGGAAACCCCCAAGTTAATTACTCGTGCTAATGATGTTATTATGAAAGAAACTGTTTAAGCTTTTTTATATACCGTATCACTCGTAAGAGTGGTACGGAACTACGGGAGATAGTTATGCACCGCAATAAGTCTGTTAGTACACATCAGTTTGCTATGATTCCTAAGGCGGATATTCCCCGCTCTAGTTTTGATACTCAATATGCTCATAAGACCACTTTTGATGCTGGTTATTTAGTTCCTATTTATTGTGATGAAGTATTACCTGGTGATACTCATCGTGTAAAGATGACTGCGTTTGCTCGATTGGCAACGCCTTTATTTCCTGTAATGGATAATTTGCATCTTGATACTTTTTTCTTTTTCGTACCTAACCGTTTGGTTTGGTCGAATTGGGTTAAGTTTATGGGTGAACAAACTAACCCTGGAGATTCTATTTCTTATGTTGTTCCTACTATTACATCTACCGCTGGCGGTTACGCTGTTGGTTCTATTTTCGACCATTTAGGTCTTCCTACTGTTGGTCAAGTTATTGGTACTAATACAGTTACACATAATGTATTGCCTTTACGTGCTTATAATTTAATTTGGAATGAATGGTTTAGAGACGAGAATTTACAAAATTCCGTTACTGTTAATACAGCTGATTCAGGTGATGTTCCTGGTAATTTTATTCTTCAACGTCGTGGTAAGCGTAAAGATTATTTTACTTCTGCCCTACCTTGGCCTCAGAAGGGTACTTCTGTTTCATTACCTTTAGGTTTGACTGCTCCTGTTCGTGGTGATCCTACTAAGTCTCTTCAGTTACCTGCTTTTGCTAATTATTCTCCTTTAGAGCCTGGTCGTACAACAAACGTAGTTCGTAATATGTCGACTAACGTTTTGGCTTCAGATGGTTGGACTGGTACAACTGCTACTTTTGATACACAGGGTTTATATACTGATTTGTCTGCTGCAACTGCAGCTACTGTTAATCAACTTCGTCAAGCATTTCAGATTCAGAAGTTGCTAGAGCGTGATGCTCGTGGTGGTACTCGTTACACTGAGTTATTACGCGCTCATTTTGGTGTTACACCTCAAGATTACCGTTTGCAACGTCCTGAGTACATTGGTGGAGGTTCTACTTATGTTAATATTAATCCGATTGCTCAGACTTCTGCAACGTCGGTTTCTGGTTCTGCTACTCCGCAAGGTAACCTTGCTGCAATGGGTACTGCATTGGCTCAGGGACATGGCTTTACGTACGCTGCTCAAGAACATGGATACATAATTGGTCTCGTTTCTGTTCGTGCTGACCTTACATATCAACAGGGTTTACCTAAGATGTGGTCAAGGTCTACAAGATATGATTTTTATTTCCCAGTATTTGCTACGCTTGGTGAACAAGCTATTTTGAATAAAGAGATTTATGTTACTGGTGGTCCTACTGATAATAACGTTTTTGGTTATCAAGAACGTTGGGCTGAGTATCGTTATAAACCTTCTCAGATTACTGGTTTAATGAGGTCTACTTCTGCAGGTACTATTGACGCCTGGCATTATGCTCAGAAATTTACGTCATTGCCTTCGCTTAATGCTTCATTTATTCAAGAAACACCACCAGTTGAACGTACTACAGCTGTAGGTGCTGCTGCTAACGGTCAACAATTTTTGTTAGATGCGTTTTTTGATTGTAAGATGGCTCGTCCTATGCCGTTGTATAGTGTGCCTGGTCTTATTGATCATTTCTAATGTTTTAATATACCTCGACTACTCCGAAAGGAGTAGTGAGGAAACAAGCGGAGCGCGTTAGTTATGGGTTTGTTTAGTGGTATTTTAGATACTGTTACTTCAGTTGTTAAGCCGATAACATCGGCTA